GTTAAATTACCATAAACTGTTGTAAGAGTATCTCTGGATCCAGTAGACCATGGAGCATACAAACAATTTGAACTTTCTTGTGTTTTAATATTATATAATGTGGCCATTATTAACTCCTAATTACTAGAAATTAATACACCAATATATTATCCTCTTGGTTTAAAAATGACCGAATTAAGATTGCGACCAGATGTATTCATATTCTTAATCATTTCATCATTTACTTGCGAAGCTGCCTCGGTCATTATGCTAACACTGTTAATTTTTTTGACAGCGGTTTGACTAATTCGTAAGTCCTTTGTTTTATCTTCTTTTAGAGATTCTTTCATGGGTGGTAGAATTTTTTCAATATCTTCAATAGAAAGTTTTAACTCTTTAGATATTTGTTGCGCATTTAAGCCCATATTATCACTAAGATATCGTATAGCATATTCTTTTGTTTTAGATAATTTAGCCATCACATCATCTCTCTTTCTGCATTATTTAACCATGCAATATTTTTAGTGCTTAAAAATGATAAGTATAGATCAAAAATTTGTTGATTAACTTCTTTGAATTCCCACTCTTTTTTACCAATTTTAGCTAAAAATTTATTATTTTTACCCTCGCTAAATAAACCAATTGGATTATATAGTTTGCCGTGTGGTCCTACTTTTACAAAAAATTTAGTTGGACGGGAACCATTCTTAATAGTTTTAGCAACTACAAATTCATTCTCGGTTTTGGCACACGGCCTATTTTGATTATCTAAAAATTCATGCTCACCTATTGGAGTATAATACGCAACTATTTTATCAGTAGGCGTTTCTTGTTTAGGATGAAAAATAAAAGTATTATCATTTATGTTGGCCATATAGTTTTAGTTCCTTTTTTTATGTGTGTCATTCCAGACGGTAACGGTTTATCTTCTATTTTATTTTCTTTATAATCATTATGCTTAGAATATAATTCTTGTCTTTGATCATCAGACATCCTATCTCTATTTCTGTTAGCTAAATCACCAATAGTTTTTAATTCACTATCTGTTTTTTTAACCGAGGCGCTTAGAGTGAGCAAATCATCCGCATAATATCTATTAGTTTTATTATGACATTTTTTGCATTTAGGATGTTCTTTGTAGTCTTTGAAATAAGCGAATAATTCAAACTTTAATTCGCAATGATCGCAGAAGTAAGTATAAGTTGGCATTAGTCTGTATAAGAATTGGGTAAATAGCATTTCCATTCATTTGGAATACTATCTCTTATTTTAAGCAGTAGGTGGGCTATCGGCAAGTATTTAATATTTTTTTTAGGCATTATTGGCAAAGTTAATAATGGCATATTAGCTTGTTTGGGTGTTCTATTACGTTTTTTTCTATTGCAACCAATACAGGCGGTAACTATGTTTGTCCAAGATGTTGGTGATCCAGAGTCATATTTCCATAAAGATTTTGGGATAACATGATCATATGTTAATTTATTAATATCAAATTTATTATTACAATATTGACAAGTAAAATTATCTCTGATAAAAATATTTTTTCTAGAAAATTTTACCCTTTCGTCACGTAGTCTAAAATATTTAGCAGTTTTTGCCACCGCTGGTACAGGATATTTTTTATTATTAGTGCCAATAATAGAATCATCTTTATAAAAATCAATAATCTCCACACCACGACTTTGATCATATTCGTGTTTAATAGACCATAATAGGGCTTTTTTCCAACTCACAATACCCAGTGGTGTAAAATCAGCATTTAAAATTAAACATCTACTATTAATTTTTTTCATTTTCGTAACTGTCTAATCGTCCTAGAATTTTAGCAATTATTGGATTTCTAACTATATCTGATGATTCTAGTTTAGAATTACCAATGCCATCTAATCTATCTAAAGCATTGATTAAATCAATAAAGCCACCCTGTAGATGTCTGCTTAAATCAGATTGTCCAATATCGCCAGTAAGAACTAATTTACTCTGATTACCAACTCTTGTCAAGAGCATTTTTAATTGTTCATATGAAGCATTCTGACACTCATCTGCTACAATAAAACAATTATGAAAATTACGACCACGCATCAAACCTAAAGGTACAACTTCTATTTTATTATTAAGTTTTAAACTAGCATATTGTGCATGAGAAATAAAGTAATTAATTTCGTCAATAATGGGCAGAAGATATGGGTGTAGTTTTTCTTCTGCTGTTCCTGGTAAATAACCAATTTTTTCACCAGCCTCTAAAACTGGTCGAGTAATAATAATTCTATTAACTTTATTTTCCAATAAATATTCTAACGCCATACCAATTGCAATATGAGTTTTACCACTACCGGCTAAACCTTGACAAAAAGTAATTGTATTCTCAGCAATAGTTCTAATGTATTCTTTTTGATTATCGCTGCGTGGTTTTAGTCTATTACGATAAATTTGAGGAATATTTAATTCTTGAGTACCATCAATAACCTTAGATTTCTTCTTAGCGTTTTTTGAATTTTTTCTCAAGTTATACCCTTTACAATAGGAGTTGGTTAAATTAGACAGGCGCCGCCAGCGCAACTAATTTCTTCAATTCCTACTGTATTATCCTCTGTTTCTGATAGTTGCGTATAATCAACTTTCTTAAAACTATTATACAGATCGCAGTAAATCTTCCAGTTATAAACATCTTTCATACAGTATGTTAGACGCTTAAGATCGCTGTTAAAATATTTGCCAGCAAAATTTTTCATTTTGGTAACAAATAATAGTTTGTCTTGACCATCAGACTCTTTGGCTTGATTCATGCTAACATAATCACATGCTGCCCACAGATTATTATTGAACGCATTTAAACCTAGCTCTATTAATCCTGAACACCATAATGCTGCATCGCCGTATTCTTTAACAATTTCACGACTAGTATATACTGTAGTGAATGGTGCTTGTGGATAGTCCTTATCTCCGCTTTGTGGGATCAAACTAATACCAGCAAAATATTTACGATTATCATAAATATATTTAGTAACTTCGTCCCACTCGTCTGGTTTAACCGTAACTGTGTTACTAACATTATGACTTAAATATTCTTGTGTGCATAAAGATCTATTTTTACCAGAATGAACCCAGTTCTTTTGAGTTTCTTTGACCACTTTAAGCATATCGACTGCTGGCAATTGGTTCTTTAATTTGGCTCCGTCTGGAACCTCAATTGGGAACTTTACCACTTCGTCTGTGTTGTTGGCTGACCAACTAGATTTCTCACACGCTTGTGGGTTTAATTTCTTAAAGTGCTGGTATGGTGCTTCTAAAACATTTGCCTGTACATGGCGTATATAGCGTTTAGCATGATGGGGATGAATACCAGAACTGGTTCCAAGCATACTGCTGCTGGTTCCTTCTGGCTTTAAACAGGTTACTCTGGCTGCTTGATTAATTTTAATCTTTTTGGCCAATTCCTTATTTGTTTCCACAGCAATTTTAGCACCCCTTGTTAAAACCTTTTCGGTCAATACAAGTTCGTGCTTTTCCATTGTGCCTGTTAAAGAAACGCCAAGTAAGGCTTCTCTTTCAAAGATCTTTTGGCTAATTTCACCAAGATATTCTAACTTAGTAAAACCAGCTTGTAGAGTGCCAATAATTGCTGCTGCACGACAACGCTCATAGAAATCTTCTTCATTATCAACACTTGAGCAATTAATAGTCGATAAATTACATCCTTGCCATCCACTTTTTCCACTTTCTTCATTAACGGGCCACATCCCAATCTCCACACAGGGATTAAAAATCATCTCCGTTGATTCGCTCCAAATAAATCCTGGCTCACCAAATTCTTTCACAGATTGCATAAGAGTATTAAATTCTTCAAATGTAGTTTCGTTTTTAAGAAGGAGTGCTGAATTATTACTTCTTGCTCTCTGTGGATTATCAATATACCAATTGCCAGTTTTGGCTTTGGCCATTTCTTCATCATCTGGACTGAACAAAGCTAAACTAGCAGAACGTCTAACTCCACCACTAAGCACAGCATCACTACTGTGCATAACAATATCGTAGGCGTCAATCGGTCTTAATTTCTTTTGCTCATTGGCTATGCAACGATCTAATACTGCTCGGATTTTTTCTAGACCATTTGCTAATGGTTCATATCCGGGAGCCTTACCAACACCGGATGCTAATGATGATCCCTTTGGTCGGATTTCTGAAAAATCAAACACAACATGAGTATTTTTCCAGTCCTTAAATTCTTCAACCGGCTTACTAAAATATGAACTTAATAGCACCCCAAGACTATTGGCCCAGCCTTCAATACTGTCTTCTACTTTATAGATTCTAGCCTTACCAGTTTCAGGATCGTGTTCTAGTGTTGGTAGTTTGGATACGTGATGTTTTTGCACACTGAATCCTGTGCCACTACCACATAATAATAGCCAGAAACATTCTTGAAAGAATCTTAGTCGGTCACAATAACTTGCTGTGCAGTTATAAATTTTAGCATGACGCTTTAATATTGGTTCGCCACCAAACTGTAATGCTCTTTGACTACCAAGAACACGCTTCTTATACATTATATCATATGCCCAATTAATATCATCAGATATACCAAATTCACCATACTTAGTATGCATCATACTCTTAACGCGTTCAACCGCCTCTTTCCATGTTTCACGGCGGTTTTTATCTTCTAGCCAACGAGCATACTTACTAACAAATGTATAATTTTGTAATTCTTGGTGACCCGACATCTTAACTCCTATTTAAGTTTGATAATAATCCTAATATAACAGCAGATTGAAAAGCCTGATTCATCATAGGGATGTTACCAGTAATCATGAATATAAAATAAGCAAATACGCAAATATAAAAACATATCTTCATAGTACACCGCTTAAACTTTTGATCCATGAAAGATTTGGTTTTACATAATAAATATCAATACCACTCATTTTTACAAAAGTATCAAATCTATTTTGTGCTTCTTCATCGAATAAATAAGTACCATGATCTGATGCCATGATAACTCTAGTCACACCTTCTTGCCATAAGGCCATAATACAATCATTACAGCATTGACCAGTTACATATGCAATTCCATTATCTGGACGCACAACACAATTAGAAAGAGCATTACGCTCAGCATGAATCATCCATGGATATTTATCTGGCCTAGTATTTGGCAAATTATCATCTAATAAGCCACGAGCAAAACCATTATAACCAACACCAAGAATTCTATTATTTCTATCAGCAATCACACAACCGTGTTGAGTTTGAATATCATGACTGCGTTGTGAGACTACTTTTGCTAGTCCTAAGAAATAATCAATCCAATTGGGCCGCATACAAACTTATTTTTCTAATAATTTTTTATAAAAAACTAGAGAAGCTACTGCTCCTGCAACTCCCATAAACAATCCTGCTGGTTGAAGCGGTGTCATACCTAACAGGTAAGTTATTATACCACCGGCATATGAACCCGCAACCCCCAATGCTATTGTTTTCCAGAATCCAAAATTTTCTTCACCTGGAACAATACTTTTAGCGATTGTGCCGACTAATAAACCATAAACACACCACACGATTAAGCTAGACATTTGCTGCCTCCACTAAGGTTATGACTTCATCATCCTTGAGATTTTCTCCTATATTTAATAAAGTATTTACAAGACGAGCCGAATATGTTGCATAATCTTCTGGATTGAGTTCTCGTCTTATAATTTTTTTAATTCTCATCTTTGTAAACCAACCTCTATTTTTACTAAATGTACGAATATTTTCACCATAAATAGCAAATCGATCTTGAGCATTAGATAGTTGAGATATTTTAGTTTTATTACATTCTTGAAGCACACGAATGACTGTTAATATTATACTAATCATCATTAATATTGCTATCACACTACCGAATCGTTCATCATCCGATAGTCCTGCTTCTTGAAGCACCTTTTGAGCAATCTCCTTTAACTTTTTATCGTCAGGTTTTGACATGATTGCCTACTTTCTAATTACTTGTGTTTTACACTTATCTCCACTGCATTTATTTGGTAAACTTTGTTTATCTGGTTCACAATATCCACACTCTACTTTTTTAATACCATCACCACTCATATACCACCCCTTACCTTTACACACTGGACAGTCTTTACGCTTATATTTTTGTACAACTACTACTGATGAACCTTTAATAACGCCACCAACCACAGTCACAACCGCTGTTGAAGATCCAGTATAAGATTGTGATAAAACCAATCCACAAAATAATATTGCTAAGAATTGTTTCATTTTTTTACCTTCCAGGGAATAATTCTCTCTATAATATTTTTAATTGGCTTAGGATGATTAGGAGTAGGAACCGGACTTGGTTTGGGTGGCACAATAGTATTTTCGGTCTTATCAAACAATTCTATAAGCTTACGAATAATATTAACGAGTTGAGTTAATAATTTACTAATCCTGATTTTATCTATAATATTCATAGATATTCTCCAAAACCATAGTCTGGTAATTTTTGTAATGGAAAACCATCAAAATTACTAAAAGCATAACTACCATTTTGACTTAACATACCAGCAGCAGTATCGGCATGAATTAAAAATGAGCCGTCTGGAATTGGACCCCATGCTGGATGACCGCCATCATTCCATTTGCCCCAACTATTTTGAACTAAAAATGCTGGCTCGCTACCAGTATCATCACAAGCAATCCAAGCCATACAATGACCCCAACTGCCAGATTCATTAGCAAAGCCATTCTTATCTCTTTTATTTGAGAATCCATAATTAGAACATACTGCTAATCCATAACCATTAGAAAGAGCATCTCGCGCTTCTTCAATAGTGCGCACTAGAGATGTGGTTTTTATTTGATGGTCATTTGCTAAATCTAAAACTTTATCTGGCAATCCTCGACCACCCCAACCAGCACCAATATTACCATTATATTTAGATAAGTCAATAACACCCTTATAATCTTTGCGAATTAATATACCACCAATTTTACTAACAAATTCTGCGGCTCGACTACAACTCATACCCTGACCAGAAAAGCCTCTAGCACCATAAATAGCCTCAGTAGCGCCTCGTGCTATCCAAGCCTCTTTCTCGCCATCCACATCTATTTCTACTGCTCGACTAACATCACAGGCATTTCGTGTTCCGTGGGAAACACAATCTCCAGTGGTTTGTCTTTCATTATAAGGATTTTTATCAAACTTTAACACACTCTTGTATGGTGTTGATAATTTTCCCTTACCACTATTCTTAATTTTTTTGCTAGCATCTCCAAATAATGGATATTTAAGAGTTTCCATCAAATGTTCAAAATGATGTTCCTCCCAAACGCAACCACTGAATCCTTTACGATAATTATCATAAAGTTCTTTTGGACTAAAACGTGGCATTATTTACTTCCCTCATTAGTTGCCCAAGATAAGGCCCTGAATCCTTCTGATGCCTTGGCTCTTAGTTCTTTGGTTAATGGAATATTTTCATCACCAATTGCTGCTACTATAACAGCATTACAATTCTTTGCTAAGTCTGGATATTTATCTTTAATATTCATTCTTAACATTGGTCCACCAAGAGCATTAGCCTGACGAACTTCTTCGGTGTTTTTAATAACAGTTTGTTCGCCATCTAACTCAATTAGTGTTGCAATATCAAAGTATAGACCGCATAATCTTTTACCATCAACAATCCTATCACTAGATCCTAGTATTAAACTTTCCACAACCTTATCGGCTGCTGCTTTTAATTTGGGATCAGATGGGGCGTCAATAACATCGACTACTGGCGGAATTGGATTTGGTACCACATTATTAAAATTTGGTTTAACTAATCCATAAACAACTAATAGTGCAGCAACGGCTAGTAATATATTCCTAGTGCTCATACTTTTCCTTCCTTACAAACATTGGGACTTAAAAATGGAAACATTTGATCAGCAACCTTAACAGCCTCGGCACAACCACTCTTTTCGGCTAGATCACGGGTTTGCTTCCATGAAACTACAAGTTGAAAAAATACATCATCAACTTCTTGCTTTACCACTGCTGGATTAGTTTTTTTACCAAACAATCCAGTAACTTTATTAAGTAGCGGCTGTAAAAGTTGTTGTACTGGACTTAATTGATCCTTAAAGAAAACCCATAGTACAATAGCCACACCAGCATATAGAGCAACATCCGTGGTGCTTAAACTACTAGCAAACTGATCAAAACTTTCTGTGTAATTCATATATTGCCCTTTATTTGTCTGAAACTTTTGGAATATTATCTAATGAAGGATCCACTTTGTTTTTAGGATCAATAAAAACGCCCACATTTCTGAATGTTGTGACCAAAGCATCTATACTTGATCCGGCCAAAATCATTAGCAAAGCCTTCACGTTCTTATGTATAATAGGCTCAAGAAAGTTGGGGACAAACGGAATATTAACAACTATGAAAACCTTATCATAGAATCCTGATAATAGATCTAGTACAATAGTTTTTTTATCTGGTCCACTAAGTTCATTGCCTATTTCTTCAATAGCTGTTACTAATTGAGCTAATATTAATTGTAGTATTTTCCATGCTTGATCTAGAGCAATAGTTTTAGCTGATCTAGTTTGTTCTTTAACTTGACTAATTAATTTTTCGAGTTCTAGTTTTAGTTGTTCTTTTACTATCATTTTTTTTACCCCGATTTCTTTTATTGGCTTCTGCTCGTTCTAGTGGACTAGCAGTATTCCACCAAGTTTTTTTAAGTTCTGATCTGCTTTTAACATATTTATAAAGCACTATAAGTTGCCCAGTCACCAGGATAATTGCCTCTAATCCTTTGCTAGTTTCTTGGATTAAGTCTTCTTTTTGACTATTATCAGTAATTATACCACTGAGATATAATCCACTAAATATAAAACTAACTAATGTAAACCAAAATTCACTGGTACGATATCCAGGTTTCACCATAAATCACCTTATAATATTCAAGCAATATTACCGCCATCAACCATATTTAATGGTTTAACTTTAATTTTGCATGGTGTTACTTCAATAGTGGGTAAGTATGACGATGCGATATAGCATGAAAAATATCCAAATAATGGAATATTCATATGAGTATCAGAGGCCGTAATAGCAAATGCTGTATCAATATCTTCTTGATTTAAGTCTGGTGGACAGATATTACCCAAATTATAAGTATCAGAAATACCATATGCACTATCGTCTAATCCTAGAGGTGTAGAGTCTGGTGAGTAAAAATAGATTTCGGAACCAACTCCATAAAGACCATTACTATCATCATTATTAACGGTATATGTGGCGGATGGTAGTGTGGCAGTATCTTCGCTCATAATTTGTGTTGGACTTAATATTCTTACATGATTAATTGCAATATATTCATGACCAATAAATTTTAGTGAAATATTACCATTACTTGGATCATATATTGCTGTTAATAATGTGTATGGATCATTCTTCATAAGTTTACCAGTACTCCAAGATAGTTTATAAAATCTATCTTGATATTTATTTTGTATATTAGTAATAGGTAAGCTATCACGTAATGGTAGAATTCTGCTATAATTACCGAGCATATTGCAGCCAACAACGCTGGAGCCATAACGATCTTGTTCTGTCCATCTAATTTGTTGAATATCTACTACTGGATGAGGCATATTGACTCCTTATTCATTTATTGTTGAACTGCACGTATAACTTGCTAATAATCCACCAGTACTAGTTTCATCTTCAAATATGGTGGGATGAACCGCATAAACGCCGCCCTTAACCCGTATCACACCATTGTAAGAATAAACATTTTGTGGTGTGTAACCTTCAAATGGTGGATTGATTATGTTAGCAACACCATTTGTGGCTAACCATTGTTTGGCATCACTTTGATTTAATGTGCTTGTGATAGTACCTAAAGTTTTACCCAATTCTCTACTGGTCAAATATAATCCTAACATTCCTGCTACCTGTGGACTTGCCATACTAGTGCCGCTCATTCTTTGTTGAGCATGATATGCTACTGGTGAAGTGTAAGTTCCACCAGCAACACCATTACTACCTCTAATATCTACTACTTGAGGATAGGGAAATATTAATGTGCTAGATGATAATGCTGATTGTGGTGCTGTTCCAACGCAAGACATAATACTAGTACCTGGAGCATAGATATCAACACCGGGTCCAGTTGCACTATAATATGCTTTACGACTTAAAGTGTCTATTGAACCAACACATATTGCACTATTACTTCCTGGACTATGTCCACGATTATAGTAATATGTGGATGGTGTACCAGATGAAAATGCATTAGTATTTAATGTGATATAATTATTCCAATCTGCCATAGTATTATCCGCAATAATATTACTATTATTACCAGCAGCCCCAACAACAATTATACCAGCATTTATCATGCTTTGAACACCGGTTTCCACTGTTGATGAATATAATGGATAAGATCTTGAAAGATAGTAATTAAAATCATCAGCAGTTAATAATAATAAGCCTTTATCCAATAATGTTTGTGGATTCCAACCACCACTTGGCTTTGTTGTTGTTGTACCTCTATAAGTAATAGAAGAAATACCATCGTTTATATGCACATTAAATCCATCGGAGTCTAATTTTACAAAAGATCCCCAGCTTAAATTAACAATAGTCTGATTTTTTTTGCCAGTTAGTGGGTTTATTGGTTTTCTATTATGAAAATCTATAATATATGTAAATGCTACTAATTCACTATTTGTTGGATTATTAAAGTCTCCACGGTACAATGGTGCTCTGACAGTATAGATATTGGCATTTTTAGTCCACCCATTAGTATTGCCCGCTGCGATACCGGCCACGTGAGTTCCGTGATCATATTTGTTTGCGTTTAACACAAAGTCTGCTGGTGTTGGATAGTAATATGTTGTTGGGAGTGTGGTGCTTGCTCCAAAAAGTAATTTGACATTTTGTGCCCAATTATATCGAACCACTCTTGATCCACCAGTACCATCAGCATATTTAGCTAATTCTGGATGTGTTGTTAAAACATCAGTATCACAAATAACTATATCCACAAGTCCAGTTTGTGTGCTTTTATCTGAGCTTGTATCAATACCATGCAATAAATACTCCCATTTATTACCATATGTGTTATTTGGGGCTGCTGGTACTGGCACAAAATAATTTGGTTCAATTCCTTCTGGATTAGATTCTAAGCGTAGTGTTTGAATAATATTATCTGTTGTACCAATAAATGCTGATGGATTATCTGTTGTTGTGAGTTCCACATCTAATACTCTAGGATCAGATTTTAATAATTCTGCTTCTGAATCTTCTAATTTAAAAATTACAATTGGCATATAGGCCAATAAAGCAGTGGACTCGCAAGCTCTGTGTGGAACAGTATTTGGGCCATGATTATGTTTACTCATATCATTAATGAATGACTCTTTATCTGCAATATTTTTTAATGTGATATTATAAGATTTCATTTAAAGCCTTTCATGAATAATTATCATACCATAGAGTAGTTGGTTTAGAACAATATAATAATCCCCAATTCACCTGATACCCACTATTAACATTTGATGCTGATTCTGGAAATCCTTCTTTATCATTAGGTAAATTATTATTATAATTTGATGGATCTTGAGATTTATTATAATTATATGGCAAAATAGTTTTGATATAATTTTTAGTTGCTGGATTATAAACAGTATTTCCAGGTAATCTATATCCTTCATAACTTAATTTATTGGGTTGTGGAGTTGGTTGTGTGCCTGCGGCATAAACTAATGTTGAATGCAATGGTAAATATTTGATACTAGGAAATGCTGCGATTGTTGTGGCCATAAGAGCTGTATCTTTACTATCAAATACTCCATCATAATTAAAATCTCCCTGATGCCATTTGGCTGGTTCTCCAGTATTAAATTTACCATTAACACTTAATAATTGTGCATCATTAGGATTTTCACCAGGAATATTAATACCTCCAGTTAAATTACAGTCACCAGGTAAAGCAAAACCAAATATTAAATCACCATTGCCAGCTAATCTATAACCTATACCTTTTAATCCACGAGTATTATATGATGTATACAGTTGTCCGCTGGTGATATAACCTCTAATAGCAGTTTCCACAGCACCACCAGGAAAACCAGCGTTTTTAATTCTAAAAAGACCATCCTGAATATCAAATCTTTGATCTGTTGCTAATGTGAATCCACCAAGATTCACCGCAATTCTGTTTGTTGTTGTAATATAGCCAAATTTAACACTAAACTGATTAAAGGTTGTGAAATTGGGAAAACAGCTGTTAAATATCATAAAATAGCCTTTATTGGTTAGTATGAATTACTAATACATACACCAATTAGAAATTAATGAAAATAATATCCAGAGCCATTTGTGGTTTTGGGTACGGTATTTGTGCTAAAGTTCACAGTGATAATATCACCACCAGCCTGCTCGCCAAATAATACTTTGATAGGATAGTAAGTATTGGCCACAATTTATATCAATCCCAATTTTGATAATAACCACTACTATCATTACCGCCATTACTAGCATAAGGTCCTAGATAATATGCTGAGTTACCAACATATCCACCAGTATTATGACTTGAAAATTCATCAAACCAAGCATCTCCATCAATAGTGCCATAATTTTTACTCCAACCCTTAAATACTGCTTGACCATTAACAGTACAAGAATAATTATTTTGTGAATAATCATTAAATGATGCATTTCCATTACCATAAGTATCAGCTATTATTCCGCTATTATAACTACTATCATTAAAAACTGCTAAATCACAAATTATAGTAGCATCATTATAGCTTTCATCATTAAAAATAATTATTGGAAAAGCAAATGATTGAGCATTGTCGAAACTGGTATTAATATATGAATCATTATTAAAAATCATTTTCTCTACTACCCAACCACTATATCCGTTTAGAAATGATTCACCATTAAAAATTAAAGTATCACAATAAATATCATTCCCACCACCACCAATCATTGAACCATATGTTGGTACTTTAGTATTAACAATAATATCAAGTCTATCACCAGCAATTGTTGTATTAGAAGTTGCTATAGAATTAGCAGTATTATTATTAAATATCAAATAACATTTTTTATCATCATTTAAAAATTCTAGCAAAGATCCATCTGCAATACTACTAAAATCATTTAAGGTTACTGAACCACCATCATAAATCTTAACGCCAGCATGCGGACCGATACCACCACTAATTCTATTATTATTATATAGTATGAAATCTCCTCCATAAATATAAGTTATTACACTGGTTGAAGATCCAATATCTAGACTAAAAATGCTAGTTACACTAACATTACCATAATAAGTGTTTGCACAAGTATCTGTACCGTTTATAACTGTATTAGGACAATATATAGAACCACCAATATTGCTCGTGAATGGATGTGAATCATCATTAAATATCAGTTTAGTACCAATATAAGTTGCTCCGCCATTATTAAAATATGATGTATTATTAAATATTGCTTCACCCGTAATTACTGGACTATTCCCACTACCACCATAATTTAAATAAGAAGTATCATAAAAAGTAGCATTTCCAACTATTTGACCAGCACTAATATATGTTGAACCATAAAAATAAACATCACCAAAAATACTAGTCTCATAATTAAAATATCCACCATCTTCCACAATTATAGTTTTAGCTTTAATATATTGACCACCACCTAAGTTTGTAACTCCCGAATGAATTCTAGCAATATCTTTATCGTTTGGAATTCTATCAGCAGGAATGGTATGATCATAATCTAACCACCAGTTACTTGTTGTTGCCCAGCCTCCGCTACCGTTACTCCAATAATATAAAGTATTGCTACCATCCACAATATCTATAGCATTGGATGTAATTTTACCAGTAGTAGTAATATTATTAGAACCATAATTAATAGCCATAGCTGAATTTCCCCGTATTAGTTGATTGTGACTGAGCCATCATCGTTCATTGTGAAATTACCAACAACACCAGAACCTTCGCTAATTGCTTCTGGTTTAACACTAGCTATTAATGCACCTAGTTTAGAGTGAAG